TCAGATTCATTTTTATCAAAGAATATCCGCCCGCTAGTGTTAATATATCTTACTGTTATATTTACGGCATTAGCATTTTTCGATGGTAACATTGGTGGGTTCAAAGTAGCTGAAGAGTATATCCCAATATTTCAGTCATTATTAATTACAGTGTACGGTGCTTATTTTGTAGGTCGTACTTGGGAAAAATCAAAAAAAAGTAAACAAGAATAAAATTAAATTAAATGTCACAATCAGTTACAGCTGAAGAGCTTAAAACAATTAAAGATCAACAAACAGAGTTGGGTCAAGTAGTAAATCAAATAGGTCAATTAGAAGCAAACAAACACTCATTGCTTCATAAAATTGCTGGAATCAATGAAGGTATTGAAGAAACCAAAAAGCAATTAGAAGAAAAATATGGATCTATTAATATTGATTTAGAAACAGGTACTTACACAGAAATCGAAGACGAATCGGATTTAAGTGTTGTTAAATCAGAGGACTAATGAGTACTGTTATAAGAAAAATCAGTATTGGTTCTGATTACAAAAACGATGCCATGCACTACGCTTTAGGCCAACAAGTTTATGGTGGCCATGAGATATCACATATTCTGTTTGAAGACGAAGACGCTTCTTATAACATATTCATAAAGAAAAATACGGAGGTATTGCCATGGAAGAAATTTAATTCTAACATGGCTATATCTGTTGAATATGATTTAGAATATTAATGAAAAGCGTTTTTGATTTTATAGTTATACCAGACGGTAAAAGGTATAACAATGAAGTTGATATAGATGGCGATAAGCTTATAGTTAATTCTAGTATAGAAAACTTTAAGTTAATAAATAGAACAGCAACTGTACTTACGGTACCTACTGCTTTCGAAACGCCAATACAGGAAGGTGATAAAGTTATTATACACCATAATGTATTTAGAAGATATTATAACCATCAAGGTAAAGAAGTTGATAGTAGTAAAACATTTAATGACAATAGATATTTATGTCAATACGATCAAATATATCTTTATAAACGTATGGTGAAATGGTTACCACTTCGTGATCATTGTTTTATTATACCAATAAAAAATAATGATACTTGGTCTAAAGAGCCAGAGCAAAAGAATAAAGGTATAGTAAAAATAGGTAATAAAACTTTAGAGTCTCTTGGTATATATAAGGGTGATCTAGTTGGTTTTAAATCTAATAGAGAGTTTGAGTTTATTGTAGATAAACAAAGACTATATTGTATGCAATCAAATGATATTTTAGTTAAATATGAGTTCGAAGGAAACGAGGAAGAGTATAATCCAAGCTGGGCGAAAAGCAGTTGATGAGTTAATTAAGGTAGCTGAAGAAAAAATCATTACTAATACTGAAGATGATGTTTCTGCAGATAGACTTAAAAATGCTGCTGCAACTAAAAAGCTTGCTATATTTGATGCNTTTGAAATATTAGCTAGAATAGAAGAAGAAAAAAATATACTTGAAGATAAACCTAAAGAAACTAAAGAGAAAAGTTTTAAAGGATTTGCTGAGGGTAGATCAANGTGATGTACGAACAGTCTTTAGCAGTAGTAATAAAAGACCACATTAAACCTAAAGTTTTAAAAAGAAACAATAGGTATAAAAAATGGGAGTATGGTTATGATGTAGAAAATGACATCATAATTATAAGTAAAGATGGTACAATAGGTGAGATTCTAGAAATACAAAATCTTAAAATAGCGTTACCACTTAAGCCAGAAAAAGTTTATTCTGCAAGTGATAAAAAAGAAAACCAAAAATGGGCTAGATCAGAATATCCTAAACCATTGTCTAAAATAAAAAATGTATTTGAATGGGAACAATACCCCATTGATTTTAAAGAAAAGTGGTACGATTATATTGATGAAGAATTTAAGAAAAGAGAAGAAGGTTTTTGGTTTTATAACAATGGTAAGCCGATTTATATTACCGGTTCTCATTATATGTTCTTGCAGTGGTCTAAAATTGACGTTGGGGCCGCTGACTACAGAGAATCAAATAGATTATTCTTCATTTTCTGGGAAGCTTGCAAAGCAGACCAACGTTGTTATGGAATGTGCTACCTCAAAAACAGACGCTCTGGTTTTTCATTTATGGCGTCATCAGANCTGGTTAATCAAGCAACAATATCTTCCGACTCTAGATACGGTATATTATCCAAGTCTGGAGCTGATGCTAANAANATGTTCACCGACAAGGTGGTGCCAATGTCAATTAACTACCCGTTCTTTTTCAAACCGATACAAGACGGTATGGACAGGCCAAAGACGGAGCTCGCCTACAGGGTACCAGCTTCAAAACTCACCAGAAGAAAACTTGATCAAGGTGAGGCGCCAGAGGAACGCGAAGGACTTGATACAACGATCGACTGGAAGAACACGGGTGATAACTCCTACGACGGTGAGAAGCTCAAACTCCTTGCGCACGACGAATCAGGAAAGTGGGAGCGGCCNGACAACATCCTCAACAACTGGCGAGTCACAAAGACGACGTTAAGATTAGGTAGTAAAGTTGTTGGTAAATGTATGATGGGTTCTACAAGCAACGCTTTAGACAAAGGAGGGGACAACTTTAAAAAATTATACTATGCTTCAGACGTCACGAAAAGAAACCGCAATGGACAGACTAGCTCGGGACTATATAGTTTGTTCATACCTATGGAATGGAACTACGAAGGATTCATCGATTCTCATGGCATACCTGTATTCGACTCACCGAAAGATGCCATTAGAGATGCGCAGGGTGATTTAATTACAACTGGTGTTATAGAACATTGGGAAAATGAAGTTGATGGTCTTAGAGATGATCAGGACGGTTTAAACGAATATTACCGCCAGTTTCCTAGAACAGAGAAACACGCNTTTAGAGACGAAGCAAAATTATCTTTATTTAATCTAACTAAGATTTACGAGCAAGTAGACCATAATGAAGAGATGAGAAACAAAGCTATGGTTACTCAAGGTAATTTTCAATGGGCTGGTGGGATAAAAGACACTAGCGTTAATTTTGTACCTGAGAATAATGGTAGGTTTTTAGTTTCATGGACTCCACCTGCAAATCTACAAAACCGTGTGATAATAAAAAATGGAGTTAAGTTTCCCGGTAATGATCACGTAGGAGCTTTTGGTTGTGATAGTTACGATATATCTGGAACAGTAGATAAACGCGGATCGAAAGGATCGTTACATGGCTTAACAAAATTTAGTATGGAGCAAGCTCCTTTTAATATGTTCTTTTTAGAATATATATCAAGACCTCCAACAGCTGAAATATTCTTTGAAGATGTTTTAATGGCATTGCATTTTTATGGCATGCCTATACTTGCAGAGAATAATAAACCTCGACTATTATATTATTTAAAACGTAGAGGTTATAGAAAATTTTCAATTAACAGACCGGATAAAGTATATAATAAACTGTCTGTTGCGGAAAGAGAAATAGGTGGTATACCTAATTCAAGTGAAGATATTAAGCAAGCTCACGCTGCTGCTATAGAATCGTATATAGAAGACTATGTGGGTTTGAATGAAAATGGATATGGTGATATGTATTTTCAAAGAACATTAGAAGACTGGGCTAAGTTTAATATAAACAACAGGACAAAGTTTGACGCAACGATTAGTTCTGGNTTAGCTATCATGGCTTGTAATAAAAATAAATACACACCAGTAAATATACAACAAAAAGAGCCAGTTAACATATCATTTAAAAGATATGATAATACAGGTTACATTTCAAAAATAATACAATAAATGGTTTATACTAATGTGAATAGTTCATTTCCAAGTCAGGTGGTACCAGATGCAGAAAAGAATACTTTGGATTATGGTTTCCAAGTGGGTAGAGCTATTGAAAACGAATGGTTTAGAGGTGATCGTGGCTTAGGTGCGGGTGGTCGCTTTGGTAATAACTGGCAAGATTTTCATAGATTAAGATTATACGCAAGAGGGGAGCAATCTGTAGCTAAGTACAAAGATGAGTTATCTATAAACGGTGACTTGTCTTATTTAAATTTAGACTGGAAACCAGTTGCGGTATTATCTAAGTTTGTAGATATTGTTGTAAATGGTATGACCGATAAAGGTTATGAAATAAAATCTTTTGCTAGCGATCCATTTGCTTTAAAACAAAGAACTCAATATATTTTCGATTCTATACAAGACATGGAAAGTAAAAATCAAATTGAGCAGTTAAACCAATTAACGGGTCAAAATTTTTATTCTAGTNTAAATCCAGAAGCTTTACCTAAAGATGAAAAAGAATTAGAGCTATACATGCAACTAAGCTATAAACAGTCTGTTGAAATAGCTGAAGAAGAGTTAATTGAAAATGTATTTAATTATAACAAGTACGAGCAAATAAAGAAAAGACTAGCTTATGATTTAGTTGTATTAGGTATAAGTTGTGTTAAAACAGATTTTAATTTAGCTAATGGTATTACAATTGATTATGTAGATCCAGCTAATTTAGTTTATTCATATACTGAAGACCCTAACTTTGAAGATATATATTACGTTGGTGAAGTAAAAAGTGTAAGTTTAGAAGAAGTTAAAAAACAATTTCCATATTTAACTGATACTGAATTAGAAGAGATACAAAAATACCCAGGTGATTCTAATTATACTA